TCTTTACACCTGAACAATATGAAATGATTTCTACATCCTTAGGGCAAACTGTTGATGGAGTTGAAGCATTAGAAAAAATGATGAATAGTAATAAACAAACTATATCTAATGCACAAAACTTTACACAACCTGAAAGACCTCTAACATTAGAGGATGTTCGATCTATGATGAAAGATAAAAGATACTTTGATCCCAAAGAAAGAGATGAATCTTATGTGAGAAAAGTAGATGACGCTTTCGCTAGATTGTATCGTGGATAAGTTAATAGTAGAAAAAACTACACCTGAACATTGTTTTGATCTTGCCCCTAGACTAAAAGCTATTGATAGATATGAATTAGCTTTATGGGGGCTTGATCCTCTTCTTGCATTATTACAACCATTTAGATTTAAGAGAAGAAAAAATATACATTCATTCACAATATTAACAGAATCTAAACAAGAAGTAGTCGCTATTTTTGGTGCAGTATCAACAAAACATAATCATAAAATCGGCACAATTTGGTTTTTAGCATCAGATTTATTAGATAAACACTATGCTTATTTCCTTAAAAGGAATAAGAAATGGCTACATTACTTAGAAGAAAACTATGATTATCTTTGTAATTATATAACTGAAGAGCATCAAACAAGCATAAGATGGTTAAAATGGCAAGGGTTTAAATTTTCTAAACCTATGCTTGTAAAAAATGTAAAAGTGTTGTATTTCTATAAACGATTACATAATGTAGTCAAAAATGGGATGCAACCTATTTTGAATGAAATCGGCCCAGCATGGAAAACCGAGTTAAGTCAAAAAAGATAATTGCTTAATTAATAACAACAACGACAAAAAGGAGGCAACATGAGTACATCTATTTCAACTGCCTTTATTAAGCAGTTCGAGTCTGAAGTTCATATGGCTTATCAGCGTATGGGTTCAAAACTGCGTAATACTGTAAGGCAAGTAAATAATGTAAAAGGTAGCCAAGCGAGATTCCAAAAAGTCGGTACTGGTACTGCTGTGTCTAAATCAAGACACGCACAAGTTCCAACTATGGATATCTCTCACTCAACTGTTGATGTTACTCTTTCAGACTTCTATGCGGCAGACTATGTAGACCGATTAGATGAATTGAAAACTAACATTGACGAAAGACAAGTCCTATCTCAATCTGCGGCGGCGGCTTTAGGTAGAAAAACTGACCAGACTATCATTGATGTATTAGATGCTGGATCAAACTCAAACAATGTAGCACATGGTTCTGCTGGATTAACTCTAGCAAAAGCATTTACAGTGTATGAAGCATTTGGTTCAGGAGATATACCTGATGATGGCCAAAGATACTTTGTAGTATCTTCTGCTGGTTGGGCTGATTTATTACAATTAGATCAGTTTTCTAGAGCCGAGTATGTAGGGGAAGCACAACTTCCTTATGCAGGTGGCTTAACAGCTAAGAGATGGCTTGGTTTTATGTGGTTTACACATTCAGGTCTTTCAATTTCAAGCACAACTAGAGAGTGCCATGCTTATCACAGATCAGCATTAGGTACTGCTATGGGTTCTGAAATTAGAACTGAAGTGAACTACATTCCTGAAAAAGTCAGTAACTTAATCACATCTTATATGTCAATGGGTTCAACTATGATTGATAATAATGGTGCGATTAAAGTACAAATAACAGAATAATAAAGGAGGTCTTATATGGCATATTCAGCAAGTAACTTGAAAAAGATAGCTGGTGGCTCAACAGGAATCTTCTATTATGATTCTACTGACGCTATCGGAACTATAGATGATGCAGACTACTTTTTAGGTGCAACTAATGAACTTAAAGTCGGCGATATTATTATTGCTGTAGGTTCAACAGGTGGTACTAGAACTGTAGATATGTTAGTGGTGCAAACCAATACTGGTTCATCAGTAACAACTGTATTAGGAACATAGAGTAACTACCAATAAAATATGGGGGGATATTTACATTCCCCCATATCTAGTATAAGAATTAAATATGGCTGACAGTAAATTTGATATATGCAACAAAGCAATGGTATTAGTAGGTGCTAATACAATCTCAAGTTTTACTCAGAATACAACAGAATCAAAAGTAGCAAGTCAGCTTTACGAAGCAACATTAGAAAATTTAATCACAAGATGTAGATGGAGATTTGCAAGTAAACAATCTCAACTAAGTAAAAATACAACTAATCCTGATGCAAGATATGAATCTTCATATGCTTTACCAAATGATGCATTAGTTATCCACACAGTTACAGTAGCAGATGATGTTATTAAATATGATAGATATGGACAAAATTTATTTACAGATACTACATCTAGTGATATTGTTATTGCAGATTACACTTTCCAACCTAGTGAAAGTGATTTTCCTCCATACTTCAAACAGACGCTGGTTTTCGAACTGGCGTCTTTATTTGCAGGAGCAATAGCAAGAAACGATCAATTATCAGAATTGTATCACAAGAGAGCAATAGCCCAACTTGCAATAGCAAAAGGACTAGATGCACAAGCACAAACTACAAGAAGAATGGAAGTAGAAAGATTTAGAAATACTAGAAATCATACAGCATTGAGCGGAATCAGATAGGATGAACTATGGCAAGACAAAGGGTTCATCAAGCTAGTTTCTTAAGAGGAGAACTTGATCCAAAAATATTATCTCGTGTTGATTTAGCGGCTTATGGTCAAGGATTAAAAAAAGCAAGAAATGTAATACCAGTTAATCAAGGTGGTATTGAAAGAAGAAGTGGTAGTGTTTACAGAGCAGACTTAGGTGCTGTTTCAAGAATAGAACCATTTATATTTAATGAATCACAAGAATATGTATTTGCTTTTCAAAACCAAGCATTAAAAATTTATTCTACTAATGGTACTTTAATAGCAACATTGTCATCATGCCCTTGGGTTACTTCAGAGTTATTTGAAATGAACTATACTCAATCAGGAGATAACATGATTATAGTACATGAAAATTTTGTACCACAAGTTATTACTAGAGTAGGAGCAACTACATTTACAAGAACTGCATTTGGTTTTGAACAAAGTCAAAATGGAGCAGACACATTTCAACCATATTTTAAATTTGCAGATGATAGTATTACATTAGATATTAGTACAGCTACAGCAGGATCAGGTGTTACTGTTACTACATCTTCAGCATATTTTACTTCATCATATGTAGGTATGAAGTTAAGGTATCATGGATCAGAACTTACTATTACTGGATATACATCTTCTACACAAGTAACAGCTACATTAGAAAAAGATGTTGAAATAATTTTAGATGAAGATCCATTTGCAAGTTCACAAGGATCAGGAGTAATAAATGTAACTCATGTACAACATGGATTTACTACAGGTGCTAGTATAGTTATAGCTGGAGCAGAAGATATATTTGATCCTGATGGTAATGGTTTATCAGCAGGTAATCTTAATGGTACAAGAACTATTACAGTTATAGATGATAATCATTATGAGTTTACAGCAGGTGCTAGTGATACTGCTACTGAATCTGTAGATGGTGGAGGTGTAAGAGTTACTATAGCAGGACATCCTCCTACTACACAATGGGATGAACAAGTATTTAGTGCAGTAAATGGCTTTCCAAAAACAGTTACATTTCATGAACAAAGATTATTTTTTGGTGGAGTAACAGCTTTACCTGATGGAATACAAGCTAGTAAAGTAGCAGACTTTTTTAATTTTGATGTTGGTACTGCTGAAGATGCAGACTCAGTACAAATACAAATAGCTTCAGATCAAGTTAATGAAATTAGACATTTAACATCTTCAAAGACATTAGAAATATTTACAAGTACAGGAGAATTTTTTTTAAAACCACAAGTATCAAAACCTATTACACCAACTGATATACAAATAATTAGACAATCAAGTTTAGGCATACAGGTAAAAGCTATGCCAAAAAGATTTGATGGTGCAACTATATTTATACAAAATAATGGAAAAACAGTAAGAGAGTTTTTCTTCAATAGTGGTGCAGAGGAATTTACTTCTAATAGTATTTCTTTGCTTAGCTCCCACCTGATAGATACACCTACTGATTCCGCAACTATTACATCTATAGGAGAAAGAACAGAACAGTTTTTCTTCTTAGTTAATAGTGATGGAACAATAGGTGTATTTACTTCTCAAAGAGCAGAGAAGATAGCAGGATGGGTTCTATGGAGTACAGATGGAACATATGAATCTGTTGCTTGTACAACAGGTAATATCTATGCAGTAGTAAAAAGAACTATAAATGGAAGTGATGTTTATAATTTAGAACAATTTTCTAATACATCCTTTGATGTACCTACAGATTGTACAGTAACTAAAACTATATCAGGAAGTTATCAACCACATGGAACACCATTAGTTAAAGGTGCTATATCTTCTTCTACAACCTTTATAGCTGATGGATTTACAAATGCTCCAAGTCAAGGAGAAACATTCCAATTTGGAGGAACAGGTACAACTTATACGATACAGTCTGCAACCGCTACTGGTAATTCAGGAGAATACACTATCGTTATAAGTGCATCAGTTTCACAAGCAGACAATACTGCATTACAATTTGTTACTAGTAAAGTATTCTCAGGTTTAAATTCAACACCTAATCTTGTAGGAAAAACAGTTCATGCAACAGCAGGATCAACAGAGGGTGGTAATATATTTTATTATGGAGATGGCACAGTAGATTCAAATGGAAATGTATCTTTTACTACAGCTATTAGTGCTTGTGATATAGGATTATTATATAGTCCAACAGTACATACTTTACCAATAGATGCGACTATTCAGGGTGGACAACTTACTGGTCATCCTAGAAAAATAGGTAAAGCTGTAGTAGAGTTATCTTCAACTTATAATATACAAATTAATTCTAATGATGTAATTCTAACAACAGTATCGTTAAATACATCTAGCGGTATAGAAAGTTTTACAGGTAAGAAAGAGGTATATGTGTTAGGTTATAGTTTAGAACCAAATTTAGAAATAAGTCAATCTGTTCCAGTACCTATGAGGATATTGGGATTAACAACTGAGGTATATTATTAATGTGTGATCCAGTAACAGCTACATATTTAACAATAGCGGCTACAGCAGGTACTACTCTAATGAGTATTCAAGCCCAAAAAGCATCTATGAAAATGCAACAGCAACAAGCTGAGTTTCAAAGAAAACAATTTAAAATGCAGGCAGATGCGACTGAATTAGAAACTATACAAGCAGAAAACACTAGAAAGAAAAAATATTTATCCAAGTTAAATGAAAATAGGGCATTGTTTAGTAAGATGAATATAACTACAGATTCTCCATCTTATCGTGCTTTCCTAAAAGCAAACAAAGAAATTATGAAAACAGATATACAAAGATTAAGGTTACAAGGTACAGAAAAAAGATTAGCCGCTATGTATGGAGTACAACAAGCAGACCTTACTGGTCGTATGGCTAAAGTACAATACAAACAAGGTGTAGCTACTACAGTAGGAAGATCATTGTTATCAGCTAATAAACTATATGGGGAATTATAATGGCTTTAAAAAAAGAAACAGAAGAAGTTACTTATTCAGATAGAATAGGAGTTAATAGAGGAGCTGGTTTTGATTTTGGAGCAAGAGTATTTCAACAACAAGCAAATGCTATAGATAATTTAACAAGTCAATTTGCAGATACAGCTTTATCATCTATACAAAAAGCAGGTAAAAAATTAGGAGCTGAAGCGGCAGAAAATGCACAATTTTCTAAAAAAGAAATAGAATACATTGATGCAGATGGTAACACAAAAACACAATACATTGATGCACCTATACCAAAATTAAAAGGCCCAGTTACAAAAACTATGCAAGAAGCATATGATAAAGAAATTTATACTAAATATAAAAATGAAGTACAATCAACAATAAGAAACATTATTGTAGAAGAAAGAGCAAACTCTATAGAAGCAAAAGGTAATCCTGAAGATTTTAATTCAATAGTAGAATCAAGAATAGCACCAATAGTAAATTCACTTGATCCTAAATTTGCAACTGTTGTTAATACATATGCAGAAGAACAAAGACAATCTCATTGGTATCAAGTATGGGATGAACATAACAGACATTTAGAACAGATAGATAATATTAGTTATGATGAGGGTGTTAAATTAAAAACAGGAGAAATACAAAGTCTTATTATTAACAATGCAGATTCTAAAATATTAGATGAAAAAGTAGAAGATTTAAAAGATCATATAGGTATTTATTCAGGTAAGAAAAATGAAAAAGCAATAGCTACTGGTACACAAGTTATTAAAAATATTACTGATGGTAAAGAAATATACAAAGCAATATCTTCAGTTAATGTAAAAGATTTAAGTATAGCAAAACCAAGTGAAGTAAAACAATCTATAGAAGATTTAAGATTATTAGACTCTGTATTATCAGGAGCATCAAAAAAAGTTACATTATCAAATGGTGTTATAGTTACACAAGATGGAATGAGAAATGCTACTAATAATAATCAAGGTGCTATTGATGCGGCTAAAATTAGAATTAATGGAATGATTACTGATCTTAGTGGATTTTATGAATTAAATAAAAAATCTACTACTATGATTTCATTAGCAGAAAATAATTATATGATTGGAGAATATGGTAGAGCATCTGTAAATGGTGGACAATCAGATAGTACATGGAGAGAATGGTTAAGTTCAGAAGAGGGTTTTGATTTTCTTGCAGGTAAATATAATGCTACTAATCCTGAACAACCTATTACAAATATTAACGATCCTAGATATACAAAACTAGCAATTAGATCACAAGGACATTTACCATTACCAGTATATGAAAAAATGGAAAATGCATTTGAAACAATGAATATGAATGACATACAAGATTTATATACTTCAGGTGTTATTCCTTATTTAACTAATTTTAAAATGTCATTTGAGATGAATGGTATTGAATCTACATTACAAGTAAATGCATTAGAAAGAGCAGGATTTCCT